TCAGATAGAATTGATGTATTCGGCCATCGCATTGATCAGGCCGTCACGGTGATAGCGCAGGACTTTCGTCACAGCATCCTGGATATCATCGTAACTGCTGCCGAGCTTCTTCCTGCGCTCCTGGCCATTCCCATAATCCCCAAGGATTACCTTGGCGGCCATGGAAGCTGTCTGGAAGCCCTTCTGGGCGTCGGTCGCAGGTGTTTCCACGGTTCTCGAGGATTTCACTGCCTCTGCAGTTTCCTCCGCTCCTGCGGGCTCCTCGCCAATCCAGAAGGCGATTTCCTTATTGACACATCTCAGGATGCACCGCCAGCCCTTCTTGCCGTAATCATAGTACTTGGCCAGATGGCTCTCACCTCTGCCGTAGGTAGAATCATATTCACCTACCTGGAGCTGGTCACCGACTTTGCCGCCGTAAGCATCGCCCTTCTCGTTCCCGGAGAACTCCATGAGGATATCGGGCTCTGCACTCAGGCACATTGCGGTATGGCAGTCATCTTCGAGATAGATGTCACCGCTCTGGGCAATGTAGCTCATAGGCTCCACGACAAAGTTTCCGGATCCTACGAGTTCCTTCCGCATGTTTCCGGTATAGCTTGCTTTACCGCAGTCGATGCCGGCAGCACGAAGGGCAGAAAGGACTGCACTGGAGCAATCCCTGTCGCTTCCTGGGATGGTGTATTTATGGCCATAGACCTCGACGATCTCAGTCCCTTTGCCCTGCCGGTCATCCATATCCATCGTATACCCATGGGCATTATGGGTGCAGAGGTGGAGCATGATCAGCACTGCGACCTCGATCTTATAGACAGGCCTGCGCTCCATGGAGATGGGAGTGACCGCTGTGACACTATCAAACTGGAGGCCATACCACTCACTCCAGTCAACATTCCCCTTGACGCCGGGCATGGATCCACGGCTCGTATACTGCCAGCCAACCATGTCATAGGGAGGCTTGTACTTTGTCTCCGGCTTTCCGGAATTGTATCCATAGGCCGGGATCCACCTCAGGCAGTCCAGGTTTTTGAGCGGCCCGCGCCAGTATGCCTGCCCGGCATAGATGATCGCTTTGCCGCCGAAGGCCTTGATCCATGTCTCTGCCGCCTTCTTTGCATGGCTATTATAGCGCCACTCCTCCTGGTCCAGAATGATCGCTACAGGATCATAACCGGCGATCATCCTCTTCATGTGCTCGATCTCGCTCTTGTCATGCTTATCACTGTCAGAATAGCTGTACAGATATACAGCATAGGGAATACCGAGGCGCTCACACTCCTTAAGGTTATATGCTGCGTAAACATCATCCTGATCACGCAGGTTGTCACCGTAGCCTACCCGGATGATCGCTCCGGGGATTTTTCCAACGGCCTTAGACCAGTCAATCTTGCCCTGGTATTCGGAGTAATCGGGGATCCTTTTTGTATCTGCCATAATACCTCCTTATTTTGTGAAAACTTTTCTGATTCCGCTGGCTGTGGTCAATGTCAGCGTATTGCTCTCAAAGACCATATCGATCTCACCTTCCTCGCATACACGGACAACCACTGCCCCGATATCCCTGAGGAGGTTATGGGTGCTCTTCCTGCCGTTCCCGGAGGATTCCTTGCTGTGATACTGGGTATAAGCAATGAGCACGCCCTTAAGCAGTTTGGCGAAGGCCGTGGTGATCGCGCCTCGGTCGGAGTGCCAGAAGAATTTGAATACATCGCATGCAAAGTCCACGCCGGCAGCAATCATCTGTTTGATTCCGTCTGCAGACAGATCTCCGCCGATCAGGATCCTCCACTTGCCGATAGTGACTTTATAAACTGCTGACATGTTGTTGATGAAGTGATGGTCATCCTTCTCCGGGAGCTTGGAGGCATCAGCCTGGAAGATGCACTTGACCACAATATCTCCCACACCGAATGCTTCTCCGGGATTAAGATAATCAACCTCAACACCCTTCTGTGCGCAGTATTTTGCAAGCTCGTCCATGCGCTTTGCGTAGGAAGGCTGATATTTACGGACACCATCCTGATTCGGGAAATAGACGGTGCCGACATTAAAGGTATTTACAAAGGTCTTTGTCAGACCCATATGGTCGCCATGGTCGTGCGTGATCACGATGGCATCGATGTGGGTAATACCCAGTTTCTGGGCCTTATTGACCGCATAAGACCCGCTCATGCCGGTGTCAAACATGACGACCTTCTTGATCGTCTTTCCATCCGCTCCATACTGCAGGAAGATGCTCTGGTCACCAAAATACTTGTCCGGATCATTTTCCCAAAACCGGGGGATATACAGGCGGACCTTGCAGAGAGATTTCTGCCTCTCGGCCAGAAGCTCGTTGACCTTTGCCTGCACTTTAGCCGCTCTGTACCCGCAGAACTTCAGGAGCAGTTCACGAACGGCTATGGTACCGAACTTTCCTTCAAGGACCAGCTGGGCAGCCTGTTCAATGGTCTTTCCACGCAGGCTGTAGATCTCATCTACCTTGTTCCGGGCAGAGGTGGCATATTTCCCGAGGCGCTTCTTGCGATAGCTGCCTTTTCCTGCATGGCCTGCGATGATATAGACTGCCATGTCAAAAGCGACCTTGCCTGCATCCTCCCAGACCCGGTTGATCTCGTCCTGGATCTTCTTCCGGTTTGCGCTGCCGAAGGAATCCAGCTGTTTCTCCCTCGTCGCCTTTGTGCCGTAAACACCGAGCATGGCATCGCAGGCGGCTATGGCCACCTGCAGGTTGTCCATGGTGCCCATATCCGGATACTTCGGACTGATCCACCCGTCAACCTTCCGGCCGCTCCAGGAGCGCCGGTCGCACTTGCCGTTATGGTTGCCTGAGATTGTGGCGTTATAGCCGACTGCCAGCTCCGTGTGGTTTGGCTTACCATCGCTCCCTTTATAAATGATCGGGCAACCGGGGAGGATACCGCTGGATCCGCTGTGCCAGATGCCGAGCTTTTGGGCGTGACGCTTTAATGAGGATGCATCTGCGGCATAGCCGCCGATCAGATCCAGGGCTCCTGCATCCGAAAAGATCGATACCACTGTCTCTGTACACCATGCCGTGCTGGCGCTCATGCTATGGCCGAGGCTCTTGATCTTCGCAATAACATCCTTGTGCGCGGTCTCACTTCCGTCATACTTTGTTGCCGCCTCGAGGACGTCCCATCTGGTCCCTGCTTTCGTTGCCACCTGAATATCACCTCCCAGTTCGATCGTATTGGAAACGCAGAGGGTGAACCCCTGCGCTTTGCAGTAACTCTGTGCCGCGGATATCACCGCGGCATCCTTCGTGTACTCCAAAAGGCAAACATCCTTCTCGGCCATCTTTACCTCAGCGAGGTAATCCTGGTAATACTCCCGCTCCTCTTTGTCCTGCGTGCCGAATGTCCCGGGCGGGTCATAGTCCTTAATGCAGGAGAAGACCGTTTCCTGGTTGACTCCGTCGAAGGTATCTGCCTGCTTTGCCCTGATGGCCCGGGAGACGAAGACGTCCCCGCCATTGATCATGACATAGTCTTCCTTGTGAAGCCCCTGGAGAATAGCCTGCAGATTGGTGTACAGTTCTGTGATCTGGGCTGACTTCCATTTGTACTCCTCCTCGACCGTATAGAGGATGTCCAGGTTATCCACCCAGAACCCGTCTGCCCCCTTGGCTTTGAGGGTTGTTGCCAGCCCGAGGATAATCTCCCTCCACTGTGCCTTCTGCGCCGTCACCCAGTACTCGCCCGGCCAGTTGTCGTATTCTCCCAGAAGGAGCCCGGCCTTCTTTGCGGCAGAAAAATAGGAGCGGTCACTCTCGACCGCCCCCACATTGAGATAACTAAGGATCTTCGCTCCGCCTGCCTTCAGCTGCCGGATCTCCGCGGCAGTGTAGTCCTGCGCGTCGATCACGATCAGGTCAAAGGCTTTGGCCGCTCCTAAGATCTTCGACTTATATTTTTCTTCAAGGCAAACTGTGTACTTCATTGGATATCCTCCGTTTACAGTTCGTCGTTCCTTTGATCCGGTTATGCCTGTTTATACTGCGAACTGCTGATGCCGAGGATCACGCCCAGGAAGGTGTCCACGGCCGTGATGGTGCCGACAATCTGCTCCCCATACGGGAAGCCCCAGATGCCGGCCAGTGCGAAGTACAGTGTGCCGACAGCAGGCAGCAGGATCAGTGCGATCCACTTGAGGATGTTATAGGTCTTATCACTAAGCAATGTCTCCATATGAATCTCCTTTACTTGATTCGGTGTTCTCTTGAGATCTCCTGATACAGGTCACGGATGAACTTGGTATCCTGTTTGATCTTGCCGTTCTTGATGTTGTTGGCAAGGCAGAATGCTTCATACTCCTCCGCCACCTGAAGGACATGGCTCCACTCCTCCGTGCTGTGTTCGACGCCCTGCCGGCATTCCCTGGCAAAGGTGAGGATGGTCTGCCGCCGGACGTCTGTGATCAGGCTGTTGAGGTCTTTGCGCAGGTCGCCCGTCAGCTGATTGCCCAGCCACTTGAGGAGAGTGGTCCAAGGATTGATCTTGATAGGCGCGATCTGGATCAATGAAAAGGAGATGAAGAGAGCCCACCATCCGATAAATGTCATGTCTTTTATGTTGCCGAGTTGCGGGATGAGGTCAATAACGGTCAATGGTTTGTCTCCTGTAATAAAATGGGCTCACAGCCGGCTGTGTCGACGACTGCAAGCCTTTGCGGCTTGATGTTGCGGAGGACGGAAGGGACATACTTCTGTTCAAAACAGTATCTTAATTCTCCTATGATTTCTCTAAAATTTGACTCTCCATGTTCCGGTACCAAACGCAAGAAGCAAATCATTTTCGTATTTCGTTATTCCTTCAATTTCTGCCGTTTTGAATTTTTCGGAAAATTCGAATACGTCTATTAACTCCAGCGTTTGTGTGTTAAATACATAAATAAATGACGGATATGTGCTGTTCATTCCATGCGACACATAAGCGTTTAATCCGTATACATGAATATCTTGTACTGCGTTGAAAGAATAGGGCAAATAGACTTCTTTTTGGATGTTTCCATCAAGATCAGTAAGACATAATTTATAACTTGTTCCTATCGTAGTTGTTGACTGACAAGCAACAACAAAAAGTTGCTGTGTCAGTTGAACGTACCCAGCTGTAGTTCTAAGACCGCAAGCGCTTACATCAATCGTTTTGTTAATCGTATATGTCAGGCTATCAAAATCAATACTAACAACATATACATTGCCATCATCCCACCCAGAAACATAATACTCATTATTTGCTGGGTCGTATGTGATCGAATTTCCATGCCCCACATTTCCACCTGTCAATGCATTATATGTGGCCTCTGAAATATTATATACATACATTCCGCCGTTTCCATCACAGCTCACAAGGTTATCGCCAACCAAACAAAATGCTTGCCCCGCTTTGCGATATCCTGTACTGACCAAACGGAAGACATTAGCGAAATTGTACATATCATTCCAATTTGCGCTCACGCTAACCATAGCCCAATCAGACCACTCGCCTGATACACCTCTGTTCCGGTAGAATAAATTTCCTAAATTATCACGCAACAACTGCAAAATATAGTCGTTTTTCATAGCAAAGGTAACCAAGCCACCACTCACAAATCCTGCAGGAGCATTTATATATCCTTCCGAGCCACCTCTCAACAGTCTATTCCCGCTTTCTGTTTCGGTATTCAAATCAAACGCCGTTGCCGACGGGGTAACAGAAGGCAAAACTTTAACCGTTTCTGTAAGGGCATTATCTAACTCTTCTAACGACTCTTTTAACCGGCGAGTATTTGGAATTCTGTAAGAAACGTTAGCAGCTTCAGACAATGAAACGTCACTTGTACCATCAGATGCATATAAAACAATCTTATAACTAAAATCAGGATATATTTGCCTGAATTTATTAACGTCTATACTTGTTAAATAAAAGTTTGGGTTTGCTTTAGCAAAAGCGGTTCCATTCCAAATACCTTGATAATCGTTTGAACTGTCCCAAGCCTGAAGCCTGAATTTATAATTACTATCACATTGCACATCAACAATATTATCTGCAATATATGAACTCAAACAAATTGCATTGTCGGGCGCCGAATCATAATACCCTGTTGTTGCACCCCACCATCCTTTTCTCCATAAACTCGATTCATAGTTTTCATTATAAAATAAATCTGCGATGTTAATTGTATCGGTGTTATTTTCGGTTATGCTTTCGAGTGTATAAATTTGCTTGTTTGTTTCAAATACGCTTATACTCCCGGGGTCTGGACTCCAACTACTAAACCAAAAAGCGTCAATTGTGCAGATAAATGATTTTGCTTCTCCCGCACCGATAAGAGTGTTCCCAAACGGCGCTTCCACGGCCTCCCCCTCTTTCGTGAGACGTGTTTGAAATGAAATACCCGTATCAGTATTGTTTGTTATTGTGTATCTATTTCCCGCATGGAAAGTGTACGGAAATTGTCTTGACACGCTTGAAGCGGCTTGAATCAAAAATACATCTGACAAACCACTTATTTTATCTCCAGTAGCCTTAGCATCTGCGGGCGTTCCCTTTTCCGAGAACGTGGTATCCGTGATGGATTTTATATCATAATCTATCCCGCCAAAGCGGACTTTTGAAATTTCAGCCATATGTACACAACCTCCTTTCTCAGCTGATAACCAGCACACCGTTTTCAACGGTGACGTTATCACCGCCGTATTCGATGGTGTTTGTTTCGATGATCTGGCTGCTCAGTTCATCGATCTGTGACGGGTTGACGGTATCCGCATCCATGGCCGCCCGCTGGACGTCGAGGATGAAGGTGGCGAAGGGGAGTTCCTTGGAGCCGTTCTTGAGGACGACTTCGAACTTGTTCTTGCCGGCGATGGCGGTCATCTGCTGCATCTGCTCATGGGTGCCGGAGAAGGTGACTGTCGTACCGGATCGGGAGCCGCCGAGCTGCCAGCCGTGGCCGTCGCGTTTGGTGCCTCTGAGGAAGACGGAAGTGCCTCCCTCAATGGTCAGTGTTCCGGTCGTGGCGACAAGGGTGGCGACGATTTTGAAGTCTGACGCATACTGTTTGATGCGGATCTCTTTGCAGAGCCCATCCGGAGCTGCATCGAGCTTAATCGGGATTGTCAGCATTCGCACTTACCTCCGTTTCGTGTTCTTTGCCGGGCAGGTTTCCGCCTGTATCCTCAGCCGTATGTCCCGCCTTTTCCACAGTATTGGTTTCTGGCGGATTGTTCACTGACCCATCTGATGTATTCGGCATCTCCTTTCCGCTCTTTCCCCGCTGGTCTCCCAGTATCTTGCCCAGTGTGGCCGCATCAATGCAGTTCCAGCGGAACTTGCTCAGGACACATTCCATGACGATGCGGGCCTCGTCTGGAGGGACGCCGTTGGCCTGGAACTGTCTGCGGCAGTATGCATAGATCAGGCTTTCAAGTGCTGTTATTCTTTCGACTGGTGTCATCGTGTCTTCCTCCAATTGCTTGGCCAATTGCTCATCCGATCGCAAATCCATTTTTAAACTTAAATCCGGATGTCCATCTGGCGACAGTACCGTCGCTGTTTATGGATGTCGGCATCATTACAGTCCCGGTGAAACCGAATTCCCCCGTGTTGGATGTGTTTGTGCTTGTGTTTATGGAAACCTTCGTCGCATCGATCCGGAGGACATCGCCGACGATACGGACGCCTTTTCTGGTCCTGCCCGCGTCCAGGTCATAGTCGGAGGCAGAGAAGTCTACGCGTCCATATTGGCTGGTACCGTAACCTCCGACCATCTGGCCGGAGCTGTTCATCTTGATCCAATATGAGCTTGAATTCCCCGCGTACAGCTCACCGTAGATATCTGCTCCATGACAGGTGAGAAATCCCTGGTCAGTAACAGCGAATGTCCCGTTGCCGATGTCTATAGAGCCTTCGGACATGACGAATTTGTGGTTGTCCAGGTCCCAGTAGTTGGCTCCGGAGGCATCTGAGATGGTACCGGTGACGATGGTGTTGGCGATGACGCCCTCGGAGGTGGCAGCTGTGGTCCATACCCAGTCTGTGCCGGCAGCGTTGCGGCGCTTCGAGATCATGAGCCCCTGCGTGCCGATCGCGAGTGCTCCGTAGAGGTCGCTGGTCGTGTCCAGGTTCTCAAAGAGGATCGCTATGTAATTCTGGCGCTCCGCGACGTTGTACTGGGCGTGCAGGGAAGCGACAGCGCCGTTGAGGAAGCCCCTAATCCGCTCGGCCATGATGGTCCCATCCGCGTTCAGAGCGCTGTTGGCCCGGGCGGCAAGGTCGTCGATTCCCTTTACTTTGTGGTTAAAGATATCAAGGAAGGTCTGGCGGTAGGCTCCAAGCGTGACGTTATCGATCCGCTTATTGATGGAGTCATAGGTCAGCTCCATGACGCGGGCACTGGTGGTAATGTCCAGGTGGTTGTTGTAGCAGTGGACTGTGTCGCCCAGGGCTACATCCTCCAGATCTGCTATATCCGCATACTGCTCGGTGTTCTGCAGCAGGATCATGTCGCAGGAGATGGAGATCTTCGGCTTGTCGATGCCGGCGGCAAATTCCTCCTCGCACTTGGCGCTGAGGGCCGTGTTCAGCTGAGCCTGCGTCTCACAGATCGTGATGGCCGGATTCTCGAGGTCTGCGTCGGTGGCATCTTCCTTCATCTTCACGGTGTCATATGTGATGGTCTTCGGATAGACCTGCGCATAGCTGTTGATCAGCGGGCTGTTGACATAGCCGTGATTATACATCTCATATCCGTTGTAAGCCTTGGGGTAGATACGCGTGGCGACTGTGGACATGTCCGTCTCTACGTCCATGCCGTTCTCCGGGAGATTTTTCCCGTACCGGATCTCGACATTGTAGTCGCTCCCTGCCCTGGCATTGATCGTCACTGTGTAATTGTCATAGATAGGCTCTCCGCCCCATCGATTAACAAAGGAATTGTCGTCGTCTCCGGCGATTGCTTCGAGGAGGTTCTTATACTGATATTCGGCCGAACCTCTGAATGCGATATTGGACGCTCCGGAGAATTTTGTGCCATTGCAGATATAATTCAGAGCATCCTGCCCATTTTTATTGGTCGGACGGATGTCTGTCAAAAAAACGTTCCGAGCATCGTAAAAGATAGGCTCCATCCGGCACTCGACACCCATATCCGACTTCTCCGGCTTGCGGATCCGGAAAAGCTGGTCTCCGTTGAAGGACGGCATCTTTACGACCGCTTCCTCGACCAGGTAACGCCAGCGGCCTTCATCATCCAGGGGATGTGTCAGTGTGGCCTCCCACGCCCCGCCAAGGATGGCATGCACTTCTGCAGTTATCGGGAGCAGTGTGCAGTCTCCGTTTTTGGTAAAATCCTCATTTCCCGGACTGTAAACCTGAATCATGTTTCCTCCGGTTTCTCTATTCTTTTCATTACCTTGTCCGCCAGTTGGGGATCACCTTCACGCCTGTTCCTGTGATGGTATTGGTCCCCGGGAGCAGGTAGAGATCTTCATAGTCTCCCGTCAGGCGGGTGTTTCGCAGTTTCATATCCGATGTCGTATAGGTGATCATCCGGTCTGTATCGACGATCGTCTTGCCGTTCACGGTGATGGATACTTCCGTTCCGTTGACAGTCAGGGTACGGGTACCGCTGGATCCTGTAAAAACATAGGCCGGGTGTGACTCATCGAACCGGTTATAGAGGATCCTGTCATCGGTGATGTCGTACTCGTTCTTTCCATCGATGCGGTAGAAATACGGGTCACAGGTGAAGTGGGCGGTAAATCGTCCGTACTTCTTAATGATCCGCTCCGACTCTTCGATCTGGACGTTCAGCACCTTCAGAAAGTAATTCTGGTCATCTGACTGAACCAGTTCTCCGGAGCCGCAGAGCCAGCGCCGGAGGTCACGGAAGCGGTCCGCCCATCTTTCCTCAAGTGTTCTGTCCACTCGGAAGTTCATGGGAATGTAGAGCTCCATGGGCGGCCGGTAGCGCTTGCCTGTCAGGACTCCGTCCCGGCCGGAGATCCGGAACTGCTCCACTTCCTCCTGCGGTACTGAGATATTCGGCCGCTGCCGGATGTAAGTCCCATGCATGAAGCATGTCTCACCCTTGTAATTGATGTCATACATATGCTCCTGCTCCTTTTGCCAGGGACGTTATGTGCTGCATTTCCGTGACTCTCTTCACGACCTGCTTCGTGATCCAGTTGGTGATGTCACGTTCTCCAATATAAACATGTGCTTCTACAGCCGGGACGTCCTGCCCAGATGCCTGCCCCGGTCTTCCGGATCCGGCTGTTCCTGCGGCAGCCTCAAAGGTAACGGTCCTGGGCGTGACCTCTCTCTGCATGCCCTCTGCCGCTGCCCTTGCGATGCCTTCCGCCGCTCTGCCGACCTGCCCGGTCTTGGCAGCCATTGTTTTGGCGAACTGTTCCGCGAGCTCTCCGCCCCACTTATCATCTCCGGCCAGTGGGCCTTTGTCCGGGGTCGTGTGATGCAGGTAGGGCGATACGGCCGATGCCAGTGAGCTGGCCGCAGATGCCACATTCCCATATTGTGACCGAATGCCTGAAGCAAAGTCACCTCCCAAGTGGGATCCCCAGGAATATGCATCCGAGTTGTTCAGTTCATTTTCAGCCGCTGAGACTATGGATCCTGCCGAAGATTCTACTGATCCTGTCTCGCCTTCTATGCCAGAGGCAAACGCTCTGGCATTCGTCGTACCAGCTTCTCCGTACTGGGTCTCCGCATTCTGAGCAACCTGGAGGCCGGCCTGCGTCATCGTATCTGTTGCTGTTTCCATATCCGGCGCCGCACCAGATACTGACTCGACCATAGCGCCGGTAGAGGTGTCCATCTGTTGTTCCATCTCAGCCATCTGCGCGGCGAGTTGTTCCTTTGCGCCCTGGGCATTGGCGAAGTTGGCAAGAATTTCTTCAGCCGAACCGTCGTCAGCTTCCAGTGCCTCAACGAAGGCTGCCATGTAGGAAGCACCGTCCGCCCCCATGTCTGCGATGGACTGAACAAAGGCTGCAGCATTTTCATCACCGGATGTGGCGACATATTCCATGGCTGTTGCCAGGTTGCTCGAGTAATTGCTCAGTACCTCCTGCTGGCTGATCAGCGCATCGTTCATAGACTGCAGGGATACTTCCGAGTCGAGAGCCATCTGCTCAAACAGGCCGATCTGTTCGTTGATGGATTCCAGAGCCTTCTCGTAAAGTTCTTCGTAGGTCGCGGCAATCTCCTCTGCGCTTCCCGCCAGTTCCTCGGCAGTTACATCTGTCTGATCAGAAAGGCCGGCTGTTGCGCCTGTCGCTCCCTCCAGGGAAGCAGTGGCGCCGTCGATGGTCTCTGTCGTTCCCATGACACTTTCGCCCAGCCCCTCGCACCTTGTCGCAAGTTCCTCCGCAAGCCCGAGGCCTTCGTCAACTTTCTCCTTGTTCGCCGCAATGGCGTCATTCATCTTGTTGATCTCATCGGTGGTCGCCGTGTTGGCGTCCCCGAACTGCTGCAGAAGGTTGTTGGCGCTCTGCATCTTACCGTTGTACTCGATCAGGTCGTTCTGGCTGTCTGCCAGCGCCTTCTGGTATTCATTCTCAGCATCGATGATGTCCTGCTGGGTAGAATTATGATCGTTGAGTACCTTGTTGTATTTATTGAAGGCTTCAGATACCCTGGTCTGTTTCTGCTGGAGCAGATCGATGATCTTTGTCCGCTCCTTCTCGGCATCGGACAGACCGTTTTCTATATCTTCCAGCGCCATTTCGGCCTTGATCTGCTCTTTGGTCGCCTCGACGATCTCATCTATGACTTCCTGGTAGGCCTGCTGGTAGGCTTTGGCCAGCGCCATCTTTTTGAGATTATCGATGCTTGCCAGGATCTCGGAGTTCTCTTTGTTGAGATTTCCGGTTGTCTGGTCGATCGACAGGGCCAGTTCCGGATAGATGTCATTGAGCATGGCGACGATCGCCTCCATGCGCTTCTGCTCTTCCGACGTCCTGTTTGCCTTGTCGCTCAGTTCCATGAGCTCGTCTGCGAGGCGGCCGGCAAGCTCGGAGGAGGCAAGGACTTCATCAATGGAATCCTTGGCATTGGTGTAGCTTTCAGAGAGGCTGTCGCCGGCATCCCTCATAGACTGCCTGGCCGACTCGGATGCATCCCGCGCGGCATACATCTGGTCGGTCATGGACTCCATCTCTTCCGTTCCGTCCTGGGACTTGACGATCAGGTATCCGATGGCCGCTGTGAGGCCTGCTACGGCGATCACGGCAAGGGCTATGGGATTTGCTGAGAGGACTGCGTTGAAAGCCGCCTGCGCGACGGTGGCGCCCTCTGTGACTACCGTGTTGGCCGCTGTCGCCGCCGTGCCGGCATTTGTCGCGATCGTTGCCAATGAATTCGCCATCCGCATCATTTCCAGTGTTTTTGTAAAAGCCACTATTTTTGTTCCGGCAATTACAGTTCCCGCTGCCATTCCGGCTATTCCGACAATAATCTTCTTATGTGGTTCATCGAGATCCCGGAATCTCTTTGTAATCTCTTTAACCACTTCCGTCACGGCATTGATCGCGGGCTTGAGCTCCTGCAGGGCCTCCCCGGCGAGCGTACTGCCGGCGGTCTTCAGGTTGTTCATGGCAATCTTGGCATCGTCCCAAGGATCCAACGTCTCGTTGAAGGTGCTCTCTACGATATCTCCGTAGGTCTTGAGGGACGTACCGGTCTCCCGCAGACTGATCCGCCCGGAGCGGAGACCGTCGACCATCGTCATGGCACCCTTAGAGCCAAATGTTTCCGTAGCGATCTGCAGAGCCTCGGTCTCCGTCTTAGCATTGACGATGGCAGATGCTGCCTCAGACAGCATGGTATTGGCGTCTTTGCCTTCCTTGGCCGCATTGACGACGCCTTTTCGCAGAGATGTAAGGACTCCGGCGGTATCAACACCATTTGCCTCGAATTCCGCCAGCATCTGGACAGAAGATTCCAGACCGAATCCCAGTTCTCGGAAGCTTGCCCCGTTGCTGTCCAGAACTCCCATCAGGGACTCCATAGTCATTCCGGTATCCTGCCCGACCTTCGTGAACAGGCCAAGGACATCCTTCACCTCGGACGCATCGACGCCAAAGGCCTTCATAATACGGTCTGTCTTATCTACGGAATTAGAGACATCCGTCCCATTGATCTCCGCAAACTGCAGGAAGACTTTGGATGTGTCCTCCAGCTCCTGTCCCATGGAATGGAACCTGGTATTGACCTCACCGACTGCCGCTCCGACGTCCGCCATCTCCAGAGGCATGGAGCTGAACACATTGTCTGCAATGCCCTGCATCTCCTGCAGAGCCTTTCCGCTGGCACCTGTCTTGGTGATGATGGTGTCATATCCGTCGTCGAGTTCCTTCGCGGCTTCATAGGTTGACTTGACCAGCTTCTGTGCAGCTTCGGCCGCCTTATCGAAGAACTGGATCAGTTTTTCACTGCCTGCAATCTTTCCAACCGTAGTATCGATTGTTTTCAGCTCTCGAGAAGCCTGGTTCGTTTTTTTACCAAATCCGTCTATAGACGTCGCGCATCCATCCACAGACTGCTCTGCTTCCCGCATAAGAGCGCTGTTTTCGTCAACAGCCTTGGATGCCTTGCTGACTTCCACCTCTGACCGATTCAGTTTCTGGGTCCAGTCCTCGACGCTGTCTTTTGCTTTGGCCAGGACCTGCAGGTTCTGTTCGTCAGCGGCCTTCATGTCCGCAACGGCCTTCTCCCGAGCCTGGATCTCCTCTGTGCTGGCCTCTCCAGACCTCTTCAGTTCTTCGAGGGCCCGTTCCTCCTTCTCGATTTCCTTGCGGTAGTCCTCGACCTCTTTCGCCACCTTCTCGTAGCGTTCCTGCGAATTCTGCAGGCCTGTCCGGATCGCGTCCTGTTTCTCTCTCGATTTATCGAGAGAGCGGACAAGGATATCGTTCTTTGAGCGCAGTGTGTCCAGGGCATTGGCATGACCGGCAGTCCTCTCCTTGAGCGCTGCCATCTCGGACCTCATCGTCCCCAGTTCTTTATTGACGCTTGTGACGGCCTGTTTGAACTGCTGCTCTCCATCAAGTGCGATGGTCGCGCCTATCTTTCTGTTTCCCGGCATGTCTTTCCCTCAACTTATAAAACGGCATCAAAAAACCACCTGTCGCCAGGTGGTTCTGCAAATAACATAGCGATATATGATTTTATTTCATACTAACGGCAATAAAGCCATATTTCCCAAAGAACAAATAAAAACGAGCACGGAATTAATCCAATAATGATCGGAGAAATATTGCGCGTCTGGATAGCAATAACTGCCATAATGATCATAATAGTTACAGACATCGGATGCCTGAGCCAAAGTTTGAGGAATTTCTTCATCGGTGTGTTCCTCCTTCCTGGTTCCATTTTATCATTTCTGATCAGTAAATCAATCCGAAGGCGAACTGCTTTATCCCGGTTTCAGGCTCAGAATAGACTGCTCGTCATCCTCCGCATAGATCAGTTCTTTGATCCTGGCATTCCAGTTGCGTCTGTACTCCTCCTGCAGTCTGGCCCATGTGCCGTATCGCATGCGACCGATCTCTTTCTGGGTGAGGCCTATCTGCAGGCCGATGAACATGATCCGGGCAAAATCGAGTGTCACTCGGTCGGATTTGTATTGTTCTTTTTCGAACCCTTCCGGGGTGCCTTCGACCTGCCCTTCTTCGATAAAAAACACTTCGCGTACTCCTCGAAGCATTTCAGTGCAAGGTTTGTGATGGAATACTCACTCTGCCTCTTGATGTCGAGTTCTCCAAGAGGCTCAAGGTCCTCGCCTGATACGGCAATGCCTTCCTCGATCATCCAGGCGAGAGACAGGCATACCTTGTGGATATCCGGGACCGTACTCCGGTCTCTTTTCTTGTCACGCAGGCCGGTCTCCTCATCATAATACGGGATAATGCCGCGGATCGCGTTCTCGTACTCGAGCACATCTCCGAATTCCTTCTGGATCTGTTCGAGAACGACCATGTCGCATCTGTACGGGTAGCTCTGCCCGCACAGGTCGATCCTCTCCATCTTGTCAGTGAACATATTATCCTCCATTCCAGAAAAGAGGGAAGCGGCCGGAACCGCTTCCCTCTGCATTTAGTGTCCTGTCACACTACAGATCCATGTATCAGCCGCCGGTGCCGCCGGTGCCGGAAGTGCCGCCGGTGCCGCCGGTGCCGGAAGTGACTCCGAACTGCTCCTGCAGCCATTCCACAGCCGCCGCTTCGGTCGTGCAGATCTCATCGATCTTCCAGTCACCATTGTCCTCTGCGAACACGGTCCCGTTGATTGTCGGATTACTGTAGGTGATGCTGTTGGTCTTGGTGTTCAGCGTGCTGTCAGGCTCCCTGAACTTGTTCTTGGGCAAAAAGGACGCGACGAAGGTGCGGACATTGTCCACTTTCTCAACGCCGATGAATCCGACGCCAACAAAGGGCGGCTCATCATCCTTGTTGTGGGTGATCGTCTTGCCGTCCTGGGACACTTCATTCCCGAACAGTGTGTTGTGGAAGGGTGCGGGCACATTGGTCGTGCCGAGCGCCAGAGTCGCGGAAACGAACTCGCTGTCGCTGTCCACCTGCATATCATCGCCGTAGTTCTGGCCCTCTGCCCATGTGGGCGTCAGGTTGACAGATACAGCATGACCGCAGGATTTCAGACCGCCGGTCACGTCATATGTGCCGGCGTCAGTGCGTTTCGCGATGAAAATTTTTCTCATGCCAATATTCGCCATGTTTATTCCTCGCTTTCTTCATCGTCCTGGCATTCAAAGACGATGTGTCTTATCTCGTTTTCTTTGCCTTCAAGAGAATTGTTGACCATTTCCGGATGGGTAAATCCCTGTGTGATCAGGGCGTCCCGGAGGAGCTTGCGGACATGGAAGAAGTTCTCCCTCCTGGGCAGAAAGAGGTGGACCTGGATGGCTGTGGCCCTGTCATGGGCCTTGTCATCTCCATACATCTGTCCGCGTTCATAAGAGATGTTATATGTGATCCATGTGGTACGCTTTACCTTCTCACTCTTCACATCCGCGCATGAATAGATGCCGATGCTATCTGCGGCGGCATGGGCTTTTTCAAATACGTTCATATCTGCAGCTTCTCCGTTTCCTGATCAAAGACCTCCTGCATCTTCTCATAGACGGGCTCCTCGGATTCAGCAACGGCAGGGCCTATGACGGGCGTGGCGGCCTGCTTTTCTGTTCCGTATTCGAGGTAGCACATCTTCTCCATATTGCGGACGCCTTTGCTGTCCGTCCCGGTAGGCCTGACAGATATGCGGTACTCAGTCGCTCCTCTCGTCACCTTTTTGGGACGGATGGACCCGGCCATGCTGCCGGTTTCCTTGTGCTCGGCGCTGCGCTTTTCGATATTTCCCTGCAGGATCGGTGCCGCCGCCTCCAGCATTTTAGGCGCCAGCGCGGCGAAATCCAGCGCTGACAGGTCCTTCATGAGGCTGTCGAGGTCGTCCGAATGTACATCAAATCTTCCCATGCTCCCTCAGTTCTCCTGTCAGCTGGATCCGGTTCGACTTGTTCTTCCGGAATGTCCGGCGGATATCGTACCAGTCTCCCGTCGCTTCGTCCATGAAGGAGCTCTGGCCGTTGTAGACAGCCGCTTCGACCTCCATGACGACATCTGCGGAGTATCCGAATTCATTGGCCAGCATTTCATCATTGCGGGTCGTATCGAGGCGGTTTGCCGGGATCCCGGTGATCGTGTCAATATCTTCTGACACGAAGCCTGCGGAATCCTGGACCTCCTCCTTGTATCTGATCAGGGTGATCGATGTTACCCACATGGTCCTCTCCTATCCTTTCTGCTCATCCGGTTCCAGCATCAGCTTGCGGAGCTTGTTCCGGTAGTATCGGATGTACAGTGCTGTGTCCGTCCTGTCTGACCCCCGCATTCCCTGTACATACATGCAGACCGCCGTGAGGACGCGGGGGTTTGTCTTATCCCCCTTGTCCTCGAGGATCCACTCAGGGACCCCTGCAGTCTTCATGTCTTCCAGTGCGTCCATGATCAGGGGCTTCAGCTCTGTCTCATCGTATACGGTCACGATCTCGGGGATCCCGCACCGTGCCTTGACCAGATTAAGCAGTTCTAAGCTGATAGCCATGGTTCAATCCTCTCTGATCACGCGTCCTGCTCGATGTATCCGTTGACCCATGCGTCTGCGTCAACCCGCTTGTAGTCTGCGCGGATGTCCGCACGGAACAGGGTGCCGCGCTGTTCAAATGCATTGTAGCCGGTTACAGATGCGACATTGGATGCCATGATGTTGGTCTGCTGGCGGTCGAAGACCTTGACGGCCTCTTTGAAATCACCGATCTCGAAGGGAATCTTTGTCTTGGTCATCTCGTAATAGGTCGCGATGTCCGCAGTCGCGGGCTCCGCCACGGCAGTGTAGACATAAGGATCAGCATCTGTGCCGGCACCGCTGCGGGTGTAATATGTCTTCTTGCTCTTGACTGTGGAGTCGCTTGTCAGTGTATAGACTCCCTTGGAAGGCATGACCAGGTTGGGCAGCACTTCGATAGGTACGACAGTAGCGCCGACACGCAGCTGGACCGCATTGGGCTCTGTGGGGTTGGGATTGAGGAGAGGACGCTTGTTCAGGTCTTCCAGGGTATCGAGGTAGTTCAGGCCGTCGTCATTGGTCACGATCCTGACTGCAGCGCGGTATGCCTGGCCGAGGGTGACGTTGATGGCCTTCTTGATTCCCTTGAGGTCGGTAATCTCGGTCTCTTCCTTGTCCTGGATGATGGCAAGGATCTCATTGTTGTCGGTTGCGACCGCGTTCCTGCCGATCCAGGTGGTGATCTCGGAGGTAATGTTTGCATCAGAATCTGCCAGCAGGTCGTTGGTCACGGGCATGTATCCGGCATAGTCCTCGATCTCATAGGTGACACGCTCGAACTGAGGGCCTGCGATCTCCTGGACCTTGCCGTTCTCCTGGACCTTCTGGAAGCCGGAGACCTGTGCCTTTTTCTGATAGGTCCTTGCGCCCTTGTTGGTGCGGACATTCTCGACAGAAACCAGATTACGCAGCTGTGCATTCGCCTCTTTGTAATGCTGGATCTGGGTCTGGATATCTTCAGGGACGGTGTAGCCGCCATCAGGGTTGGAGCCCTCGCTCATGATGTTGCTCGTGCGGAATCCCTGACGTGCAGCCTGTGCGAACTCATGGGTAGAATCATGTGGCTCTTCCGCAGGGATCAGGCCGTTTGCGGGCGGAGCATTGGGCTGCTGGGGTGCATGGGCGGTGCTGACAGCCGGGCGCTCATTGTCATAAAGATCCTTCATAAGGTCGAACTGGCGCTGCATGTCGACCAGCTCCTTCTTGGCAGCCTCTGCCTCGTCAAGTTTGCCCTGCTGGGCGAGATTCTTCACTTCATTTTTCTTTGCATTGATCTTGTCAAGCAGTTCAAGCAGTTCTTTAGGCATAACATTCTCCTTTCATGCCATCTCCGTGCATGGTGCACGGTTGCTGTTATGTCTCACACGCCAAAGAAATCCAGGTCTTCCAGGAGTGCCTTTTCACGGGACTCCTTCTGTTCCTGCTCTTTGATGGCCTGGTCGACTTTTTCCATGTCTTCTTTGGTCAGCCGGATGCCGCCAAAGGATGCCGCGATCTGGGCGGTCGGTGCTGTCTCCGGCGTGATACCGTCCACAAGCTTCAGGCCGATGCACTGGTTTGCCGTGAGCCATGTCTCTCTCTCCATGAGTTTGAGCGCATCCCTTACAGACATACCGCTCTTTTCCGCATAGGCCGTGGCAATCGCATTGTCTGTGGCTGTCAGGCACTGTGCTGCCCGCTCCATGTCATTGTGGTTGCCGCTGACATATCCCATGGATGCGCAGTGGACCATCATAAGCCCGACAGGTGTGATGTCACAGTGTCCGGCCATTGCGATGAAGGAAGCGGCGCTGCAGGCCTGCCCCGTAATGTGGATACTCACACGAGGATCCCCTCGCAATGCCGAATAGATCTCCTGCCCTGCGGCCACGATCCCGCCCGGACTGTTGATGTAGACATCAAGAGGTTCGTCATGAGCGGCAGCATCAATGATGCTCTGCACGTCGCGTGGGCATACACAGTCCCATCCGAGCCAGTCATAAAAGCGCTTGTGCTCATTGAGGACAATGTCACCGCGGATGTTAATTTTCGCCATCGTTTCCGTTTCCTCCTTCCTGGCCATACTGCGTGCCGACCAGCTGAACAGGAATGAAGTTCCCGTTGCCGATCAGGTAGTCCCCGCCGTCAGCCTTCGACAGGTCAAGATAATCACGCGCCTCGTTGGGTTTGTAGATGAAATTGTTAACAGCTTTGGCAAGCGCCTCCATCTGGGAGCCTGTATCTGCTCTCAGGATGGAGCGGTCGTTGAATTTGTAGTATTTGTTCTCCTCCTGCTCCGCCGGAGTGATCACCTTGCTGTTTATCTCCTGCTCGTACTGGATGATCCGGTACATGAGCGTATCCACAAGAAAATCCAGCTGCTGCATCTCGGAACTGCTGTAGCTGGATTTCTCATAGTCATTGATCTGGTTTGGCTTGATACCGAATGCCGCCGCGATCTGCAGGGCGCTGTATTTGCGCAGCTCATAGAACTGGCTGTCCGCCATGGACATGTTGAGCGGCTGCAGGGTCAGGCCCTGGGGAATCGGTACCACCTTGCCCGCGTTCTGGGGAGATGTCAGCTGGTCCGCGAACTTGGCCTTCAGCTTTTTCACGCGGGTCTCGTCCAGGTCGGTCGAGTACTGCATGACCATGGCTGCCGTGACACCCTGCTCGGACATCTTGTTCTGCGCCTCCTGCTGGGCCGAAGCGCCGCCGATGGTATCCCGCAGGATGCTCCGGACTGATTCGCCGGTGATCCCGTTCTTGGAATACCAGGTCTTGAAATGCAGGACCTCTTCCGCCCGGAACATGTAGGACTGGCCGGACTTCGGGTCCGTGTACTGGTACCACAGCTTCCCGACTCCGCCGAAGATCCCGGCATCGTCCATCCAGACGGTCACGTTCTCCGGAGCCATCGGGTACATGCCGATGACCTCGAAGCCGCCGCCGAAGGTCTCCGGCCGGTAAGCTGTCTGCATCCAGATATAGCCGTTGCCGTAGTGCTGGCAGTTGAACTCCGTGGTCGTCCAGAGCGTCGCCGGCGTCATGTAGGGATTGGGCCGGACCGTCATCAGACGCCCCGCATTGGTCAGCGGGGGGCGGACCTTCCCGCGGTCCTCAGTGTCCTGGTAGTACTTGAGCGGCATTTTGCCGATGGCTTCCGACAGCTTTTTCAGACAGGTGAAGTAAGTCACCTCTGAAAGCGCTTCCTTGGCTGAACCGATGCCCAGCCAGTTCATCAGCTGTTCGGCGCCGTCTCCGTAGAACATGGAATCGTTCTTCCTGGTGGGTGCCCGCTTCTCTTTCTCTTTGCCCTTCTTGGCCTTCTTGCCTTTCTTTCCCATCTGTCTATATCTCCATTTCGAGGAAGCGGTCGATGTCTGCCAGCTTTCCTCCGGTGAATGTGTGATACATGGCCAGCTTATATGCTGCCAGTGTGGCATCAACAGGGTCGATACGCTGAATGGTCGCGTCCTTGTCAATCTTGATCAGGCCCTGGCTCGTACGGGTCACGGCATTGGACATAGCAAAATTCAGCAGTGGATTGTATGTATAGACTATGTTTTTGCAGTAAACCTGCTCCCTGAATCCCTGTGTGGACTCGTTCAGGCTCTTGTGGCTCTGGTAGACTTCCTCAACGTCATATCCCTCTGCCGACAGGTCCATCATGATCTTTGACGCATTCGCAGGGTCAAAGCAAAGGCACTGTATCTCCCACTGCATCAGTTTGCAGGTGTTCAGCGCGTACTGCATGACATATGACTGGTCTACGATAGGCGTGTTCGTGACAGACAGAAAGCCCAATCTCTCGCACATCTCGTAATCGAAGTGGTCTTTCCTGGTGCGCTCCACCAGCTTCTCACGGTTCGGGATGAAGCTGTGCGTGCTGAGGATGTACTTCACGATCGGCTCACCGCTGCGGTCCATCTCTCCCGTCTGGTACGGGATGAGAAAGGCCACAGACGTCAGGTCTATCTTGGAAGACATATCGAAGCCAACATAGACCTGCATGCCTCTGGTATCGATCGGGATCTCCAGGACCTCGCAGGCCTTCCACTTGGCCATGTCCATGTATCCGGACTCCCTGGCCTGCACCCAGACATCCATCATCTTGGTGAGGAATGAGGTCATCTTCTCCGGGACTTCCCGGGCGATCTTGTAGGCATCCCGGATCTTGGTCCGGCCGTCCTCATAGGACATACGGATCGGGTTGGCCTTATGCCACATATCCTCGTTGTCCAGGTTGTCGAGGTTTTCGTAATCCTCGGGGTCCAGCTCCATGATGTCTACCAGATAGGTGTCATCCTCCATGTCGACATTGGGGTCGATGATCTTGGAGCACAGCTTATACTCCTGTGTGTATGCCGGGTAGGTCAGGTTCCTGCCTGCCGTCGTGATGATCATCAGGAGCGGTTCCTGAGCGTTCGCGCCCATGTACAGGTCATAGAAATCCGTGTTCGGATGCTCATGGTATTCATCCAATACCAGGCCTGCAGGGTTCGTACCGTCACCATTCTGACCGTCATCCTTGGACAGGGCCCGGATGTAACTTCCGGTCTTCTTGTGGCTGATCTCGGTTCTGGTGATATGGAACCGGCGCCGGAGCGGGGAACCGGACAGCATGTACTTGGCCTCATCAAAGACAATCTTGCTCTGCTGCTTCTTTACGCCGGCTGTGTAATACTCATAGATCTCACCGTGGCGAGATGCCTCGACAGAGATCTCAAACAGGGCAATGCCAGCTTCATCCTGAGACTTTGCGTTCTTTCTGGCAACTTCCGTGAAGGTCTTGGTGAAGCGCTTGCGGCCGTCAGCCTTCCTGCGCCAGCCATACAGCTGACAGTGCCGGAACTTCTGCCAGGTGGTCAGCCTGATCGGCTGGCCGGCCAGGATGCCGGTACGGTGGCGGAGCATAGAGAACCAGACCACAATCTCGTTGGCGCGCTCCTCGTTCCATGTGTACGGATATTCAGGATCCGTCCGCATGTGCTCCACATCCCGGAGGAATCTCTCACATGCCCATTTATGCTTCCTGCAGCTGATGATCTCACCGGAGATGCAGTCCTGCGCATATTGGATCAGCTCCTCCAGGATCGTCATCGTCAGATACCTCCGAACATGGCCGTAATCTGCTCATCTTCTGCGTCGACCTTGGCACCAGCCCTCGACAGCCGGGACGAAGCGTCCATGCCGATCAGTCTGCCGTAGCGTCTGCACTCGGCCCGGGCGTCCTTCAGCCGGCGACGCCACAGTTCCTGATAGTCGTCATCGGTCTTGTTGCGCTTCAGTCTCCGCTGGGCCTCCATGGTCTCACTCCAGGCATTGCAGTACATGATCACATTGTCCCGGTCCAGGTTGCAGGTCGTCTCTTCCCGGAGGATGTCCGGCAGGATCCTGTCCCATGTTTCACGGGCTGTTTTATCGCGGAGCTCGGACGGCATTTCTTCCAACAGGTCACGGGGCATGCCCATGAGCTGCGCCTCCTCCGCCTCCTTCCGGATTCGCCGCTGTTCGGTCAAATCTCCGGTGCTGTTTTTCAACAATTTTCTCGGTCTGGCCATTTTTCTCAAAAATCCGGCTGCGAGCCAATAAAATCAAGGCTTCCGGATTGAATCGTCGCACAATTCAGCTGAATTGTATAAAAATTAGGTACTCTTTCCCATTCACAGAAAAAACGTTTTTACAAATTCGCGTAAGGAAAAGGACTGGCGCGGTCTGGGGCCGGTCCCGAAAACTTTTCAGATACCCCCCTGGGTGCTCAGCTCGCGAAATTTTTTCAGCATCGCAGAGAGTTTTCGAATCATTTTCGGTTTGTCTTGCCTATACTCTTGTTCAATACGTGAATGTGTTGAATTCGAGAGTGACATCAGGTTGGATGGAGCACATCGAAGAGACCAGTCATCTCTGAGAGGGATGACATGGTGTACTGTATCTGCTGCTATGATCTTTCCGGCGGTCATGTATTCATACACGTCCATCCCGTCGAGGTCGAGCACTCTCTGCTTTGTCCTCCTCCACTCTTCAGAGTCATAGAACTTCTTGCTCCTGCTGTCCCGGTGCATATCATATTCCCGGTGTCTATATGTTCCGCAGGGACATTTAGTTCCGGCCGGGATCCTTTTCCCGCACCGGCTGCACCTGATATAGATCGGCATAGTATTCTCCTGCACGCAAAAGGCCGGGGCGCATATAGCACTCCGGCCCGTTCCCTGGAAAGGAGGATCGTATGGGCTTTCCCTGTCTCACCTCAGATGAACCCGATAACACATTATCACTTCACAACTTGGCAATTCCATGCTGTTTATAAAATTTCTGCAGGGCTTCTCCGTGCAGCCGGTTAATATGGTCATAGCTGTAAGGTTCCCCATTCCGCTTTGTCATCGTGCAGGCGATCTCCTCCAGACGATAGTAGTGGATCCGTCCGTCCTCTTCCCGTCTCCCGACATACTTCAGCGACAGCAGCTCGATATACCTCGGATCATCCAGCTGGTGGATCTGGTCGATGATCGTGTCTTTGAGATCGATATAGCTGTCAATCATCCGGTCGATCCGTTTTTCCATATCCACAGCTTTATCCACATACCTCATCGGCCCGGCCGTTGAGCCGGATGTCTGGATCTTGTTCGGGTCTCCGGCGTGGGAGCCTCTGCTGCTTGCGAGGCTCATCAATTCCTCCTTCTCCTGGATCTTCTGGTCTATCTTCACGTTGAGCAGTCTGATCTGGTCGAGGTATTCTTTCGCTGTCATGTCTCTGTTTACTCTCCTGTAATCTTCTGCAGTATCTTCAGCTGGTTGACGATAAACCCAAGTGAGAGGAGCTGCTCAGACATCACGATCCAGTTCTGTTCAGCAAAGCTCTGCCGAACTGCCTCCAGCTTTTCCCCTGCTGCGTCAATGGCGAGGTCGTATTCCTGCTTTTTGCCGGATTCTTCCGGCGCAGGCTGGTCACTTTCCAGTTCCGGCTCCGGCATGATTTGCGCCGGCGCAACAGGTTCTCCGCCCTCTGCCGTCATCTTCTCCGGCTCTGTGCCCGCTGCCGTCAGCTCCTCCCCTGTATCATCCTCTGTCTGACCGCCCTCTGCCGCCACATCTTCCTCGGGATCTGTCTGTTCATGGGCCGGCCCGGCCGCTGTCTTACTATCCTCCGGTGCCGGTGGCGTTTCCTCTTCCTCCCTCTCTGCAGGATCCTCGAGGGATTCTTCTACGGCTGCCGGCTTTTCTTCCTCGAGGGCCTCTGCCGGTGCTGCGTCTTCAGGTCGTCTTCCCTCCGGCGGAGCAGCAGGCATTGCTTTCTGCGTCTCCTCTTCCCGGTGCTCTTCCGCAGGTCTCTGGTCTTCCTGTGCTCCTCCGAAGTAGTTCGCATAGGTGTCCGGCCCTGCGGACCCGGCGAATATGGCATCGACCATCTCCCGGAACTCTCCCCAGCTATAGGCATTCAGCCCATCTCCGAACTTCTTGGTCTTCACTGCGTCGGTGTAGAAGAACATCATGTACATGCCCTTACGGTATACCTTGTTCCCGGAGGGGTTCAGGATCTCCTGTGTCGGTGTCCCGCTGCCATTGTAGAGCTCGTTGAGTTCCTCCCTGTTCTCCCGGAAGTAGTTCACGATCAGGTCCCGGAGATCATCCGCAATGCCTCTCTCCGGCTCCGTGCGGTTGAACTGTTTGAGCTCCCGGACGTCCTGGCGGGAAGTCTCCGGTGTGACCAGCTCCAGATCATTGTCCGGCAGGCCCAGCATCTCGCCCATGATGCTCTGGTGGTAGCCGAAATACTTCGGGTCCAGGCGCTCCGAGTAACCGCCGAGGCTGAATCGCTCGTTAATGGCCATGAACCTGCTGACGGTCGAAGCGCTCAGCCCGTACTCCGCCTTGGCGAATTCCGCGACGCTCTTATAACCGTCCTGCTCATATCCCTTGCTCTCCTCGATCCGGCGCAGGCAGTAGCCCACGCGGATGAAGCCTGTCTTGAGGTTGCTGAGTTCCCGCTCGAGCGACTGTTTCATCTCCATCCAGTCGTTCAATGTCATCTGCATGTATCCCATATTCCGCTCCTCTTATACGACCTCAATGAGGTCAGCCTCCAGGACGTCGACCAGAAGCCTGCCGGCCAGGGCTCCGTGCCACACCTTCTCCTGTTTGTCCCTCAGTTCCTGGTATTCTCTGATGCGTGTCTGCCGGCTGATCTCGGCCAGCTTCCTGTCCTCCTCGCTGATCCGCTGCCTGACCACCCTCTGCCATTCATGGATGAAGGGCGTGTATTCCTTCACGTCCGTCTTGTTCTGGTTGTTGCCGGTCGTCCTCTGCTGGCGGATCGTGCCGCCCGGCTCGATCTCCAGGGTGTAGTAGGGAACATCCTTCCGTGATGCCCTGCGCAGGAAGACCAGGTAGGTGATGTTGCTCTGGATCCGGTCGAAGTATCTGTCTGTGGTATCGATGCAGTGCCCGAGTGCCCGGCCCTCATGGATGATGTCCGTGATGCCTGCCGGCACGACGATGCTGAAATCCTCGCCGTCATAGGTGTACTTGTCCCGGATGGTATCCAGTACCTTCTCCACATCCGGGAAGCGCTCCCGGATGCCCTCTGCCTTCAGGTCCAGTTCATGCTGCTGCGCGTATCTCACGCAGGCGTCATGCGCTGCCTTGAGGTCCCTGGGCTTGTAAAACAGCTCATGCGAGAGATTCAGCTTCTGCTTCTTTGCCATGTCCAGGTAGTCCGCCCAGTCACTGATCACCTGCCGGCGGGATTCCTTCTGCAGCTTCGCCTGCTTCCGGAGATAGTTGAAAAAGACGTCCGGAGAATGTACATAGGACAGGATCTTCCACACGTCCGCATCGTTGCAGTGTATGCCGTGCTTATCTGCCTCGATCAGGTTTGCCTGCGAGATCTTCTTTCCCATGGTCTGCTCATATTGGAGCCAGCCCAGGATGACCAGTCCTCCGTCTATCTGGCGGAAGCGGTTCACCCTGTCCGCATTGAGGCGGAAGGCCTCCTGCGGGTTTTCTCCCGTCGTGTCTACCTTGTAGTCAGAGCTCCAGTAGAAATTGCCGATCATCTCCGCAGCCAGCCTGTAGAAGCCGCCTTTGATGATGTATTCCATGCATGCCTGTTTGTGCCAGCTGATGATCATGTTGTTCACGTTGAACCTGACGCCCTTTCTTGCCAGGATATCTATCCCGCTGTGGGCAAGTGTCTCCGGCCAGTGGCTGAACATCTGCGGAAGCGTTCCCGGATACAGGTATCCGGAGCAGAGTTTTGCCCCGCTGCGATTGGAATCCCAGAAGGTCGGAGTCCCGTTCCTGTTTATGAAGTCCTCATAGTAGCAGATCCCGTAATCATGGCCGTCATTCACGATCACTCTGATCCGTTCGTCGATCGACACCTGGCTGGCTTTGTCCGGTGTCCACACACATCGTGTCCGGAAGTGTCTCTCTACCCACAGGCCCGGTTTGTTACAGGGCTGGAGGAGATAGACTGCCTTCTCCGCACTCTGCTCTTTCTGCTTATAGGTCCCCAGGACCGTTCTCCCGCATTTCGGACAGATCTTCCTGCCGATCCCCAATGCTTTCTTCTGCAGCCATTGGGCTCCGCAGGCAGTGCATTTCATGCGGGTCATCTTGCTGAGCTTCCTCTGGAAGATGTGCCGCTGCCCATACAGGTCTTCATGGAGCCACCGGTAAAAGTCCTCCGGGATCTCCGGGACAGCCTCATCCATCAGCGTATTGATCCTGGTCTGTTTGTTTGCCAATTGTTTATATCTCTTCTCCCTCTGCAGCCCTGATTCCCAGTATTCTATCTGTTCACCCAGGTAGTCGTGTACACAATCGCTGTCCTCTTCAGTTTCATAGTCCCAGTGTTCCACATCGCAGTAATAGTTGGTCTCGCAATAGTTTGGCATCCTGCCCGCTGCCACATTTGCCACATTCTGCATGCACAGCTGTTTCCACTCGCCGGTCTCGATAATTAGTACCCTGTGGGATCCTGCGTACTTGTCTGCAAAGTACCTCGCCTTCAATTCCCCGCTGTGATATACATCGATGTTCAGGATGATATTGTTCACATTGTCCTCGCAGAAAAGAAGCTGGGCTTTCGCGATCGTGTATATCTTTGCCGGTTTGCTGTACCAGGCTCTGCTTTCAGATGTGATCCATTTCGCCTCCGGAGGAGGGCAGAGCGGCTGCTGCAGGACGATGTTCTTACGCATCTCTGGCCACCTCCTTCCCGAAGACGTCGTACCAGGTATCCGCCTTATAGCCATATCCAACAGTGAATACGTTTCCTGCATAGATCTGGCCGGTCCGCTCGTTCTCCTTCAGCAGGCCTATGACATCCTCCTTCTTGCCCTTGGCCATCGGTTCACCGCTGCGCACGATCACGAAGCGGTTGTGTCCTTCTACAAGTGATGGTTCGCGCTTTACACGGCGGCTGGTCTCCACCGCCGGATGATGGATCATGTATCTGCAGGCCTCTGCCACAAATTCCTCGAGGTTCAGCTGACGTATAAGACGGATCCGTGTGCAGGACACCTTGGAATCGATCCTGTCCTCATCAATGTCCCCGCCGATCTCCACCAACCAGCACTGGGAGCTGTCCCAGTCCGGGTAGTAGCTCAGGCAGTCCAGGGGATTCTTTGCGCAGTGGAATCCGTTCTTCACACAGTTGGCTTCCGGCTCCTCCACATCCAGCTTTCCGACCGCTGCCGTGAGCGGGTCACAGAGCTCCGGCAGGTCTCCTTCGCAGTAGCCCTGTGCGTATTCCGAGGGAATGCCGTTCTCCGCCGCCAGTGCACTGATCCCGTCGATGTCCCCGGCATTGAAGAGTTCTTCTGCTTTTCGGTTGATTTCCTGTGCGGAGTCAAATTCTCCAAATCTTTCAAACATTACATACCACCTTTCCAGTTTTCTTTGTCAGTCTTTCCTGTATGAGCGTCCGGTGAGATGCAGGAATTCCTCCCGCGTGTGTGTGCGCTCATACGCTTCCTGCATTTGTGCCTGCAGGACACGGCAGGTCTGGGCGTTTCTATGTACGGCCTGCGGCCCGTCTGTGTGATGCTGCCTGCAAAGCCATACATAAAAGCCTTCGGCCTCACTCATGCTCCGGAGCGGGCCCATGTAGACGTGATGCTTGTGCAGGGTCCCGGCAGCATGCTCACTGTAATCCCTTCGAAGGGTCATACAGAGCCAGCAGCGCCGGCGGTCGACGTCTTTCTGGAGGATGCTTCTCTTTGCATGCCGGTTCCTGTGCTTCCCGGACTGTTTCTTCGGGAACATGAGTCCGCTCATGGTTGGTCCTTTCTGTTTCTCTTCGGCGGTTTCTTTTTCCGCTTTCTGTCCCGCAGCTTTTTCAGCTGTGCCGGCGGAATCCTGTGGTCTATGCGGCGTCTCTCGATCCGCCTGATCGTGTAGGTCCGGTATGGATAGCCGTCCGCGTTCTCTCCCGCGTACATGGTGCTCTTGTCCAGATACCAGCCCTTCGGGACCCGCGGCTCATCCTGCATCTTCTGGCCGGTGATGACCTTGTCCTCCGGCGGCACCTTCCTGATGTTTCGGGAATGGTTCCAGGATGTCTTTACGACCCTGTCGCATGTGACCGGTGATTTCGAGATATACTCGCCGATGTCTTTGCCCTGATCATGCATATCCTGCAGGTACTGGACATAGACGCCGCCGAACTGCCTCCAGAAGTCCTTGATCAGGAACTCTGAGCCCTCGATCCGGTTCACGATCATGTGAATGTGGGTACCGCCCCTAGGCCCGATCTCTATGTTCCGCATCCAGAACAGCTCATAGAACCGTTTGCCATATTCCCGGCGAAGGTAGGTCGTCAGCTTCTGGAATGTCTTCAGAGTGCCGTCTATATCCGCCGGCCTCGTCTCATCCCTGTATGTCAGTGTCAGGACCAGATCGTCCGGATTAAAATAGGCGTCCACCATCCTGCCCGCTTCACGCTGCTTTCGCCTCTGGTTATTCTTTGCCACACGTTCACATGTCGGCTTCTCCTTTGGCCGTCTTGGCCTGTGCCCTCCCGGACACTTCGCCGAATTGAACTCCTGTATCTCAATGGCGTTCGGTGTTCTGTACTTCCTGCGGATGTGCATCTCTGATACCTGCTTCTGTGGCTAAGTTTAATCAGCTTATGGACTGTTAAAACGCGCCGTCCGCGCGTCATGGTTCTAATAAATATCCAGGCATCACTGCCTGGTCTCTTCCTAATTATGTATTCAGTTAAAAAGTGTATCCGACCGCCAGAAGCAGCCATCCGACCATGCCTGCGATCTGAATGTCATGGCTTTCCGGTGTGTAAACGATTGCCAGCGACAGCCCAAAGGACTCTTTCATGAGGAGGCAAAACCACAGTCCTTTTCTGTCCTCATTCATTTCAGGTCATCCTCCCATGCGCTCTCAGGTCCTGACAGTTCTATTCCCATGACTGTTTCCGGCAGGCTGTCCAGGACTGCGATCACGGCCGCCCTGGAGACAGCGTCCCCAGCCCGGAAGCCGTCGATGTCCATCATGTGTCTGATCTGGTCGATTGCATCCTCTTTATCAATCAGCTTAATGGTCACCTGAACCTCCTTCCGGGCGGCCAGCTCCGCACCGCCCTTTTCCCTTTGTCTGGCACAATTTGTTCGATATGCTTTTTTCATGAATATCCGCGCTATTTACTACAACTTAAATCTGTATATGGTTACCGCTGTGCATGCACAGCCGGAGCTGTATGAGAGATGCTGCGGACAGCCAGCCGCCGCACCGGTTTACAGTTTCTATCCGTGGGTTTGTTATCCCGTCAAGGAGGTTGTTACCTTGTCGCGGCTGTTTACTCTTTATCAGGATACATGTGGACGCCCCAGCCGCAGACTTCATTGGCGGCCGCCCAGGCATAGAAGTCTCTCCGGAGGGAAAGCCAGTATTCTTCAATCTCCGGATATCCATGCCGGAAGTCAAGCAGGCTTTCCATGGCGTCGTCCCATGTCATCCCGATCTGCGCTACGCACCAGTCATTGAAATAGGCGACGTGCGCGGTCTGTTGTGCTTTACGGTCGAAGCGCCGGTACACCGGCACCAGGTCGATCTCATGCAGGAAGCCCTTCGGCCTGTGCTGCCGGTTCCTCCGCATGTTCTTTCTCTTCCTGTTTATCGTCGTTTTCTTCATAAATGCTCCCTGCCAGCTCCTCTTCCAGCTGGTCAAAGTCATAGCCGTTGTTCTCTACACCCTGCGTGAACTGGTTCTGCCTGACCGCCGGCGGTGTCCCCGCCTCCTGCGTTTCTTCATCCTCATCGATCCGGTTGATCCAGTTCGCCATGCATTTCTTCCAGTCCTTCACAGGACGGCCGTCCTTGAAGCGCCATTTCCCGTCCGGTGCATAATATCTGATGAAGCGCCGGGCGATTCCCTCCGGCTTCTGGTGCGCCACCTTCTCATATCCGTTTTCCAGAATATGCTTTATGACATCTTCCATGGTCGGAGGGACGAAGGGCTTCGGTTCCCGTTTCTTTGCCTTCTTTACAGCCCCGGCTGCTTTCGGTTTCTTCCTGGCCTCTTCGGCCATGGCCTCCTGCTGCTTTCTGACTTTCTCCAGCATGGCATCCGTCCGGCGGATCGCGTCCTGCATGCTCTTTCCCGCCTGTTCCATGTCCCGGATCCTGTCCAGCATCTCCTGCTCAGAGTTGCAGGCATGCTCCCAGGCTTTGCTGATCCGCATGCAGTCTTCATCCCTTTCTTCCGGAGAATCATAGCTGCAGGCCAGCGGCTTCTCCACATCCGCTATATGCAGGAACAGGCTGTAGAGCGAAAATCCATTCTTATCCTTCCGATCCGCAGGGCACAGCATCCGGATATCCCGCTCTCTGCAGATGATCTTTGGGTATCCCCGTGTGATGATCATTTTTATTTTCCTCTGTGGTGAATATGCGCAGGTCCGTTTCGCGGAGATCTACTCCATGGCGCTTTTTTGCGCCGGCGCAATCAGCTTTCGGCGGCTTCATGTTCTCCAGGATCCGTGCCTCTATCACGCGCCACTCCTCTTCCCGTTTCCTTTGTTTTTCTTCCGCCTCTCGCCGCCTGCAGGCGGAAGCACTCCGCCACATGCAGCGCATCTGGGTGATGTCCCGCATGATGCAGGCGATCATCCCTGCTGCCATCAGAATGATCAGGACACCCCCTGCAAATACCATCCACTCCGGCAGCCGGCCGTCTATGCTCATAGTTCCCATCTCAGCCTCCTTAAATCTCTCTCATTCCGCTCTCCGCCCGGAAAAACCAAATCCTCTGCCGTGCGGATATCATCCTCGCAGATCTCCATCCAGTTCTTGAGGAATTTCCTCCGGCTCTGCGCAGCTCCATACAGGTCTCCTCTGGCCGGTTCGCCCTCTGCCGTAAACAATTCCTTCAGAAGCGCAGCATACTGCTTTAGGTACTCTTCCCTGGTTGGTGTGTTGTCTGCATAGTTTTGGCATTCATTCCGGTACCGGCCGCCTGGGCATGTTCCCTTATCGTGCCTGCAGGACAGGCACTTCCCCTGATGGACATATCCACCTCTGTGGAGATCTTTGAATTCATTCAGCCAGTCCATGTCTGCCCTCGAGGCCCGATCCTTTACTTCCCGTTCTTCACGGCACATTTGCTTAATATTTTCCTTCTTTCCGCAGGCGGATCAGCCTGTGCTCAACGGCGGAAAGCGTGCGTCCCGTGATTTCTACAATCTCGCTGTAGCTTTTGCCGGCGGCTCTTAACCTGAGCAGTTCTTCATCTTTTTCTGGAGTCCAGGCGTTGACCTTTTTCGCACGCGCGCTGATCTGGCGGCCTTTTCTGGCGCTTGCCTTTTCATCCTCTGTCTGCCCCTCCATTTGGTAAATCAATCCCCGAACTTCGTAGTCGCTGACGACCTCGCCGATCCATACCGACCTTGTGCGCGGAAGTGGTGGCTTTGGCAGTCTTGCCGGATCAATCTTGATCATGGGATTCATCTCTACCTCCTCTGCTCAGCTTCAGTCCACATCAAACACAGACATCTGACCTGTCTTGATCTTCGAGTATGTGAGTTCGCCGGATTCATCCACATGGATCTCCATCTGGTCCTCATAGACTTCTCCTTCGACTTCGTTCTTGATCTGCTTGGCATTGGTAACTTTGAAAACAAAGGCTGGGATCCTGGCGATTCGTGTCTCCGACGGAGTAACAGGAACCGCCCTGTTATCCATGGTGATCTTGATCTTTGCCGTCACCGTCTCGACATCTGTATCTGTCTCGATCATGTCCCGCAATGCCTTATTCACCATGAAATTAATCTGCTCCCGCAGGACATCAAACTGTTCTTCCTCTATCCTGATCATAGGCATCACCTCACATCAGGGCCCGGCAGACATCGATGATCATTGCGATCCCGGAATCACAGTCAATGTTCACCGGCTTTATTGCCCCATTCTCGAATAAGATCCACATGCTGCCGTCTTTGTTGTCCTGGAGAGCCCGGACATCCTTGCCGGCGCGCGTATGCTTCAGTGCGCCCAGGAGCCTGTTGAGGATGCCCTGCTTGTCTTCCGTCTCCTCTGCCGGCAGAATCTTAATGTTGGTGTGCTTCTCCCTGTAGATGTCTCGGAGCTCCTTTTCTGTAGGTGCGTGCCCTTCTCCCACGGCCTCCGACTCCTCGATACCTTCTTCTGCCTGTTCCTTTGCCCGGTCAAGGAGGCTTTCAATGTCTTCCGTCACTTCGATGGTGAGCGCTGCAAAAGTGGCGATGCCTGTGTCCAGGGCGTTTTCCTTTTCCTCCGTAGTCACGTCAGATTTGATCTCAGACAGGTTCCTGATCGTCTCGACATTCTCGAGGACTTTATAGATGCTGTTACTGGCCGCAGAAATATGCTCTACGGTTTTTTCCAGCGCTTCATAGATTTCCTTTGCCGGTCTCACTTTTCTCCTCCTTTTGCATATGTACAATCGCTTCTCTACGCTCAGCGCATCTCTGCCGCTCTCGATCAACCGCTGCCTTACAAGCACTTTCATGTGCACATTCAACGGAATATTTGCTCTTCTCTAGGTCATACACATTTCTGGCTATTTTTATATCCGCATATTCACATCCCTTGCAGATATCTGTGAATTCAATTCTGAGATTCTCCATGTATTTCCCCTTACTTCTCTCCTCCTGCCAATATCGTTTCTCATGACTTTCGTTTATCCTGTTTTTAATTTCAGCAACAGCACTATCGCAAGCCCTATAAAAGACCCCACTATTCCAGCCATGGCCGGCACGACGTACTCATGTATGATGTATGCCCAGTCGGCCATGGCGATCTTCCTTTTCTTTATTTTGATCATTGCATATTCTCCTTTTTCTCTCTGTATAAGCTTCATATATGTGTGATATACTGGCTGAAAAGTGGGTGTTCCCATGAACGATTTATCAAAAACCATAACCGGCATTCTGGCCGAAAATCTCCCGCCAATCGGATATGATATTCCTCATAAATACTATGCTGCGAGTTCAGAAATGCGCCCGCTCGACTACAAAGAAACATTTTTGAAGTCTATGGCTGATGATATTGCCGCCCAGATCAATGAAAAATCTATTCGCCAAATAGAATCTCTTGAGAGAATGGCCGAAGACTCGGAACGCCGTGTCAAGCTGGCTGAACAAAACCTTACATTACACGAAAAACAGTTGGCACTGTACGAACAAGAGCTCGAGGATGCCAGGAAAGATACTGCTTCCGCCGCCCGGCGAAGCTGGATCGCTATCGGCATCTCTCTGTTTTCAATTGCCGTTTCTATAGCAATAGCGGCAATAAATTCAGGATGGATAAAATGAGTGAGACGATGGATAGCGCTATGGCGATCCCTACGACATCGTTATCACTCAGGCCTTTCTTTGATCTTCTCCTTCTTTCCCGCGCCTCTTCAGCCTGAAGGCCTCGCAGGTCCTCTGCGCCCCGGTCTTTTTGTCTTTCCATTCCGTTCACCTCTGCCGGTTATTCACTCTCTTTTTACATCGCATCCAGATACTCGTCAGTCTTCCGAAGGTCGTACAGTGTCTTCTTCCCCTGCACGCCGACGATCGCTCCAGCCTCCCGGCCAAACTCCCTGGCGGCCTGCTTGCTCATGCCCAGGTACTGAGAATACCCGTTGATATCAACCACCCGGGGATGAATCACGACGATCGTCGTGCGGCCATTTTTTGCCTCTGCGGCATGAGCCTCTTCACAGTCCTCCGCGTCTTTCCTGACCAGGAAGGTCTTCCCACATATCCCGCAACGATAAACACGGGCTTTCATCTCTGTTACCATGGAGTCCCTCCTTTCCTTTTTTGCGCCGGCGCAAAACTTCTCTTTCTTTAGTAAGTGTTTCAGTCTATAATTTTGTTGTTGCAACAATATTTCTTTCTCAATAAAGGAGACTCTGAATTGAAATTCTTAAAAAAACCAGCAAGAGAATTTTATAGCAGCTTCTCATTCAGCTATGAAAAGCCTTCAATTTGCCCTCACTGCGGAATAGGAACTGATGCTTCGCTTGTTAATAAAACCCATTTTTCTACCAATGGCATGCTACTGCTTATCGCTACAGCGAAATGTACTGCATGCGGAAAAGAATTCTTCTTTACTTGTCTCCATAACAATGACTCTGTAGCAAAGACTATTTGCTTATATCCGGACAGGTCTTTTACGCCTTATGTAAACGATACGTTGTCAAATATCTCTGAACGCTTCATAGACATGTACAATCAGGCTTTATTCTCTGAACATGGCGGATACCTTGATCTTGCAGCCATTGGATACAGAGCTTCCTTAGAAATCCTGGTCAAAGACTATGCGATAAATGAGTTAAAAGAGCCGCCCGAGGTTGTTGAAAAGAAATCTCTTTTCTCTGCAATTGGGGACTATCTCCATCAAACAGAACTTATATCCACAGCAGATGTGGTTCGCATCCTCGGAAACGATCACACTCATTACAAAAGAAAATATCCTCAACATGATTTTTCTCTTTTGAAGTACTATATGGAGATCTTCCTGAAGCAGATAGAAGCTTCTTACATGATCAATCATCCACCTGTTTCAAGGCCTTGAGGATCAATCGATCCATCGTATCCATTGAAAGGGTCTGCTGTAGCGAGAAGATTTCCATCAAAGTCCCAGTACTGGCTTACTATCCTGTTTGGGTCTTTTTCTTCTCCTATCCCCATAATTGCTTTTGTTTCTATTACTTGCCTCACCTTTGCGCTGTCCGTTCCTCTGGGTCGAACAGCTTTTCTTTTTTCCTCCATTCTGTCCTCCTCTCACTTCGCTCCCTGCGGCTCCTGGAGGCGGCAGATCTTCACGATCCGCGCCGCCATCTCTTCGCTTACCCGATTGATGCCGCCGGCCTTCTTTACCCAGCTGGCGGCGCGAAGGTTTTTGTTCTTCCCTCTGATGGATTTCTTCAGCGTTTCCAGGTTCGTCATCTCACTCCTTTCCCATCTCCACCGTTATATTCAGGTGATCAGTCTCCGGCTCACGCCTTACCTCCACCCCTCTTTCTTCCAGCGCCGCTGTCCATGCGTCTTTTGTGGCCTGATCGCAATGTTCCATGGCATCGGCCCAAGTGGGCCACCGACCATACTGATCATAAAACTTGTACTGGTATGCCAGACTGTACCGGTTATGAGGCTGTCCCGGATCGTGACTAACCGCACACAGCGTGCATGTCCCTTCCGGTACCCGCCCCAGCATCATGACCCCGTGTTTCTCCTGCAGAAATCCCATGCTTTCACTCCTCTCATCCCGCTTTCTGCGGCTCCATCTCCTTTTCTCCCGCTCACTTCGATGAGGGGGGCGTCTAATATGTTAGACATCGTTTACAAAAAAATATCGCTTACTTTGCAGTTCAAAGCTTCAGCAATACAAAGAAGAGTTTTCGTAGTTGTCGTTTTAATAGTCCCGCTCTCCAGACCTGAGATAATCGTCCTGGATACGCCAGACTTTTTTGAAAGCTCTTCCTGCGTGATGCCTTCTTTTTCCCTGCGCTCTTTGATTTTATACTCCACGCAATCCTCCTTTCTAAAGTTGTGTTTAATTTGTTGGACGTTTGAAGTTTAACATGTTATACGCCTGCGGTCAATAGTTTTGTTTAATTTATTTGACGAACAGTAACAGATGATGTACAATATATTGAACAGTGGTGTGGAAAGAAAGGTGATTAACAATGACTCTGGGTGACGTGATCAAAAAATACAGGGAAGAACATGAAATGAGCATGGAAGCCTTTGCTTTAAAAAGCGGTTTGAGCAAGGCTTATATTTCAATATTAGAAAAAAATCAACATCCGAAGACCGGAAAACCTGTTGTTCCATCTGTTAAAAGCATGCAAAATGCGGCTAATGGTATGAATATGGATGTTAATGAATTGTTTAATCTCGTTGACGGATATGTAACATTATCTCAATCAACGGATATTCCTGATTTTCCCAACGTCCGCCCGATCGGAACCAAGCGCCTTCCCGTCCTCGGCCACGTAGCCTGTGGCAAGCCTATCTTCATGGAGGAAGAGAAGGAAGTCTATGTAGACGCTACCACGGATGTAAAGGCCGACTTCATCCTGATTGCCAAGGGCGACTCCATGACCGGGGCACGGATCAATGACGGAGATATCGTATTTGTCCGCCAGCAGCCGGAAGTGGAGAATGGAGAGATCGCTGTGGTCGCGATCGACGATGAGGCGACTCTAAAGAGATTCTTCCGGTATTCTAATAACTTGATCGTTCTCAGAGCAGAAAACCCCGCATACAAAGATATGGAATTTAGGCCGGAAGACCACAAGCAGATCCGCATCCTGGGGAAGGCCGTCGCGTTCCAGAGTGATGTTCGATGATTGATCAGGAGATCCGGGAGTACGTCGACAAGATCCAGAATGTCAATGATAATTTCAAGGCTCAGTTTGCCGCAGCACTTGCAGCGCTTGAGGAAGATGATTGGAAGATTATCCTTGATGTGGTTAATGATATAAAAGAAAAGAGCATGGCAGAAAAGAATGCATCGCCGGAGATAGGCCCTGCACCCTCTGCCGTCACAGATCTTACGCCGGAAGAATAGGAAATCATCCGGCAACATCGGGAGAAGAGGAAACAGGCGGGCGTGTGACCGGCATTTCTCAGTTCCTGATCGATCGAGGGATTTGGATGTTCTGATATGGAGATATATTTATGAAAAGACTATTGCTTTTATTGTGTTTATGCACCATTTTGTTTGGATGCAGTGCAGAATCAAAGTCCCCGCCTGCATCATCCACACCTACTGAAACACTTTCAGGATCTGAATCCGAAGATATTTCTGCGCCTTCGGAAGAAATAGAATATCAGGAAGTCCGAGTTTGTGGTTATACAGCCAAACTACCAATATACTGGATTATTGGTGATGATGTATTCTTCGGAATACAAGAAAAAGAAGTACCCTTCATTATGGTCAACACGGTAAAAACTGATAAGTCTTTGGATACTTTTTTCAGTGATTCATATTCCGAGGAAACCTTTATTAAACAATTCTCCGAATCCTTCGGTAATGTTTCTCCCGATTCCGAAATGGACCATGATACATACGAAGGTCTTGAAACTCGATCGTTTACAGTGTCCGGTATGGTTGATAATAAGCTCACAAGTATTATGTGTACTTTATTTGATAATCCTGGTGGAGGGATTGGCTCTGCAGTTTTGTTCTTCCGTTTAGAAGATACGGATTATCTTCGTGATTATCTAAAAATGTTTTATACTATGGAGCCTTCAGAATCCTCCGACTCCAGTACGACGCTCGTTGTTCCATCAAATTCTGAAGATGTTAATCAGTCCGCATCCACTCCTGATACTATAACCGAAACCCTCGATTCTAATCAGGAACAGCAGGAACAGGATTCGCCAGCTCCGGAGGAACAATATTCCCCCACTTCTGGTGAACGCAACGCTCTTGACAAGGCAAGGCAGTACCTTGGAATCATGCCCTTTTCGCATGCCGGATTGATCGAGCAATTAGAATATGATGGTTATTCGAATGAAGAAGCCACCTACGGCGCCGATAATTGTGGAGCTGACTGGTACGAACAGGCTTTAAAAAAATCACAAGACTACCTTGATCTCATGCCGTTTTCTTATTCTGGACTTATAAAACAGTTAGGGCATGAAGGCTATACAGATGAAGAAGCCGTTTATGGAGCCAATAATTGCGGTGCTGACTGGTACGAACAGGCCGCAAAGAAAGCGCAGCAGTATCTTGAGCTTTCTTCCTTTTCCAGGTCCAACCTCATTAAGCAGCTTGAATTCGAAGGTTTTACAAAAAGCCAAGCTGAATATGGCGTTTCAAAAGTATATGATTGACCAGCACTATCTAATACAAACTATTAATATTCATCAGAGGTTGGTCTTCACTCCCGGAGACCACAAGGTCATCCGCGTGCTGGGGAAGGCCGTGGCTTTTCAGAGTGATTTGGGGTGAGGACAGAAGGCTTCGGTAAAGAAATAATTTTCAAATGAATAGACAGATTAGAGATTGTTTATTTGGCAAAATTGACGATATTAATATTTCATCACTATCGGCGACCTACTAAATATGGGGGTTTTTGTAAGAATGCACACTATTATATGGGATAATTGCATAAAAATCATCAATTTTGTTCAAAAATATTGACAAGGCTTATCAATCTGCTAAAATATTATGCAATTAGCGAATGGCTGCTGGTCGGCCGCAAAGAGAGCCTTGGATTCACTTCCAAGGCTCTCTTTGCTTTTAAGGAGGAACTCACATGGCATCATCACCCATTGGATACACCGATGTTAATCACCAGATTCAAAAACTGCAGAGCCAACAGCTGGCATTTGAAGATGTTCAAGCCGCCACAGAACTTCTTAGGAAATGTGGTTATTCAAATCTGATAAAAAGCTATAGGGATCCATACATCGTTATGGGCGGTTCTGGAATTACATATCGTAACAATGTTACTTTTGAACAAATTGCGTCACTGTATGCTTTTGATAAGAATTTAAGAAGGGCCGTGATATCATCCATGCTGGATCTGGAAGAACATGTGAAGGCGGTAACTGCTGAGATTGTCGCAAAGAATATTAGCACGGATAGTGCTGTGTATCTGAACAAAAGGCACTACCGCAACAAACGTGTTCGTAATAATCGCTTCGACCTCAATCACATTCTTCAAAATCTTCAAAATGTACTTAATTCACCAAAAGACCCTATCCACCATTGCATGGTAACTCATGGAAGCGTTCCCCCGTGGATATTGTTTAATGGGGTCTATTTTAGTACGATAGTTAACCTTATTGATCAATTACCAATTTCATTGCAAGATCAGCTTGCCCTTGAGCTATATGATCCTACACAAGTCAATGCTTCTGGGCAAAATCTTCGCTTCCTTATGATGGACAGCTTATTTATCGCCCTCGAATATCGTAATCTTGCTGCACACGGAGGGCGTGTTTACAATTATAATGCAAAGGCTACTCTCAGAGGATCTGTCATTTGGCCAGGAGCATCTTCTCCCAATCCAACTGGTTTTAGTAAACTTCTATTTATTCTCTCAAGGTATAAGTATGGTGCTCCATATAATGTTCTTGCAAAGATCCTTGATCGCGAGGTAAATCGACATTGTCAGGTATATCCGCTCGATGTGACATACCTTGGGCAGATTTTAAATATTAATATTGTCTCTAGAAACATCGTACATGTATCACCAAAAAGTAAAAAATACCATAATAATCCTTATTGTAGTGGTATAAAAGCTCCAATTGAAATGACTCTTGAAGAAGCCCAAAATCAAGGATTTGTTCCATGTAAAAGATGTGTTAGTCAATCATGAAAAACCGCTCGGCCTGCTGCAACAGGTCGAGCGGCTGACACTACAGCCCCGAAGGAATATAGCTGTACATCTATTAAAGTATACTCCTCCTGGGCTGTTTTTCCAATACCTGAGAGAGGAGGTGGCCTCATGCCGGCAAAGGACAGCACACTTCCCCGCGGCGTCACGCTCCGCAAGGACGGCCGCTACATGTGGCGATGTAAGTATGAGGGGAAACAGTACAGCGGTTACGAGAAGACCGCAAAGGAGGCCGAGAAGGCACTCCGGGACAAGAAGTATGAACTGGAGCACGGGATCTATGCCAAGGGCACCCGGCTGAACATGGACACATGGTTTGAGACGTGGATCACGACCTACAGGACCAACTGCAAGCCGACCACTCTTCAGACATATCGCAAGACCTACACCAGGTATATCTCGCCGGAGTTTGGTAAGAAGCAGCTGAAGGCCCTGAAGCCGGAGCAGATCCAGCGCTTCCTGAACAGGATGGCCAACAGCTACAGCCGGAGCGTCTTTGGGAACATCAACTTCCTGCTCTATGACATGCTGGATCAGGCTGTGAGGAATCAGCTCCTTGTGCAAAATCCCATGCAGTACACGACGCGGCCGGCGACAAGGAAACCCGAAAAGCGCAGGGCTCTCTCCCGATCGGAAATGTCCGTCTTTCTGGCCGCTGCCGCAGACAACTATTATTATGACCTCTGCCGGCTCTCCACCCTGACCGGTCTCCGGATCGGGGAAGTCACAGGTCTTCAGTGGCAGGATGTGGACCTAAAGAAGAAAGAGATCCATGTCAGGCACACCCTTGCATGGATCACCGGCAGAGGGTACCTCCTGCAGGAGCCCAAGAGTGCCAACAGCCGACGGACGATCCCTCTGCCGGACAAGGCCGTGGAACTCCTCCGGGCACGAAAAGTTGCGCAAGGGGAGCATCGGCTCACCTATGGTGAATACTGGCAGCCACTGCCCGGTCTCACCCGCCTGGTCTTCACGACCAGGTTCGGGACTCCCATCGACGGGAGCAATCTCCGTCGGGACCTGCGCATGATCCTCGCCGGGATCAGGGACCGTGACGGCATCGATATCACCTGGGCGACCTTCCACACCTTCCGGCATACCTTCGCCACCAGATGCATTGAGGAGGGCATGAATCCCAAGACCCTGCAGCACATCCTCGGGCACGCCACACTGGCCATCACGATGGACCTCTACTGCGATGTCATGGAGGACACCAAACGGGAGGAAATGGCCCGCATCGCAGATGCGCTTTGA